TGCGTCACCAGTAGGTGCTGCTTTGCTACAACTTAGAGAGACAATGACAGGCAAAGAGTTCCAGAAGGAAGCAGAAACATTTGACTACTACCTAAGAGGTGTGGGTTTTGCTGGTGGTGCAGGTCTATGGCTTGACTTCTTAAGTATGATGAGCAAAGAACGTCAATCCACTCCTTATGTTGCAGGTCAGTTTGTAGGCCCAGCTATGGGAGATGTTGCTAGAGTAGTAGGTACTCCTCTGTCGGATAAGGAAGCAGAAGAGAAAGTAGTTAAGATTCTAGAGACAGCTTTCCCCTTCATTAAACCAGCCACAGGTCATATTAAATATTAATCAGGAGATATAATGTTATGAGTTTCACAAGTTTTCTAAATGAGTATTTCACTCCAGATGAGGGAAGAGAGTGGGCCTATCGTAGTGAGAAACCTCATCCTTTTGTAGACATTCCCAACCTTACTCAGCCAGAGTATTATATTAGAGATATACCAGTAGAGGAAGCAATTGTAACTCCTCCACCAGTAGTAACTCCAGTACCTTCTCCTGCTGTTGATCCTAACACTGGACTACCTGCTCTTGCTGTTGCTGTTCCTGCGGTCACTGCTGCTGGACTCTTTGGTAAACACATGATCGACATGGCTAGTGCTAAAGATCCTATTGTCAGACAGAGAGGGTTTACTTTACAAGGTGGGCCTACTGTCACAAGCCCTTCTCGGCCTGCACCTACACCCAAAGTTCCTGTAGCTGCTGCTACTCCTAGACTTCCTGCTCCTGTAGTGCCTAGACTTCCTGCTCCTGTAGTGCCTAGACTTCCTGCTCCTGTGTCTCCTTTAGTTGGAGAAGTGATGCCTAGAGGTACAGGAATGATGGCAAGAGGCACACCTTTAGGGCCTAATAGAGTGGTTGAAGGGCAGGCTACAAGGGTAAGACCTCAAGCTTTACGTGCTCCTATGGTTCCAGTTGAAACTCCTCCTACTCCTAGACTCATTCAACTACCTGAACCTACTCCAGCAGGTAAACCTAAAGTTGTAGGCGGTGGTAAAACAGGTACTCATTTTAAGAATGTCCAACCTTTCACTACTAAGAAACTAGAGAACCTAACCACTGGACAGCTAGGTGAGTTCAGTAAATCTGTTCAGGAAATGAGTAGAATGTACGAACAAGGAGAGATTACTAAAAAGACTTTCTCTAGGTTTGTAGAACGTCTAAACAAAGTAGCTAAAAACATTCCTAAACTCAAAGGTGTTGTTATAGGCGCTGGTGCTTTGCTTTCAGGTGAAGCTAGTGCAGATACTTTCACTGAGGGAGTTCTTGAGTTCTTCGACCCTGTTGGTGCTATGACTAAGGTAGGTCAAGGTAGTACCTTAAGTGAACAAGAGACAGGTACTTATACACCTACTGGTAAGGAATGGTGGATGCAGTAGTAGTCAACTCTTGACCAATAAAAAAGCCCCAAGGGAAACCAAGGGGCTTTTCTTTTGTCTACTCTAATGTTATAACTTAGTAATAACCAAAGCCTCCATTAGTACCATCTAGCTGCACAGTATCTCCAACATTACTATTCAGCTCAGAGTCCATGAAACCTTTACCACTGGCTTCTACAGACATCTTGAAGCTACCCTCTGCCTTACTATCAGAAGTCCCATAGAGAGCGCCTGAGGCTGTCTTATTAGCATTATGGTCATAGATAGTATCTTTATACTCTCCACCCCAGAAAGCAGAGGCAGACAAAGGAAGTACAAAAGCGGTTACAGTAACAATATTCTTCATGTTTAGATTCTCCTATATAAGTAATTAAGAATATAGTTATAGTATACCATAGTTTCTACTCTTTGTCAAGAACTAATGTAGCTTCTTCATTAATTACAAAAGAACAACCTCTCAAGAAGTAAGTCATCTTATCAAGGATAGTGGGTAGATACTCTTCTGAAAATGTGTGTTCAACTCTATTCTCAATTTGTCCTGTCTTTTCATTAATAGTTGTTTGTGTTAATGTATATACGTCTTTAATCATTCCATACGCTCCATAAATTTATAGGTGGGAATACAATATCAGGCCACTCAAAGAAATCGACTGGTGTAAGTCACCACGTTACCTAGTATCGGATATTTCTTACCATTATTGTCCGTATAATAGGCAGTCTTGTCTGGTTTAACATAGACTCCAACTACCTTAGTCTCCCCCTCGTTGACAATATCTCCATTGTCCATTACTACACCTCTTACTTGAATCTCTCTTCTCATCTTCTAGTCCTTAGTTTTAATAACAATCTCAGCCTTCTCACAGAAACGTACAATTGATGCTAGTTTCAAAACAGCCTGTAATAGTTCCTCTTGTTTTACTTCAACATCCTTGTTCTCAATATTTACATCGACACTAGTCATGTAGTCATGACTACTAAGTTTAATTTCTTGGATCATCGGTTGTCTCCTGATCCACCTATCTTACCTCTACTTTGTCTACTCATCAACTTGTCCCTGTTATGTGCCAAGATGTCACTCATCTTTATGTCCATGTCTGCTGCAATCCTTGAGGCCATCCACATCACATCACCCAGTTCCTTACTTAGTTCAGCACGTAGGGCATTGGTTGATGTGTGATCTCTAACATACTTGGCATACTTACCTGCTACTTCCCCTGCTTCCTCAGCTAGTCCAAGGATAGGATACAAAGGATCATCGTAGATTGCTGTTGTCTCTGTCCACTCTTGGTAATAATCAATGTCTTTCATCTTAGTCTACATCCTTCTTTACACATAGTCTCTGGGTTGTAGGGGCACTTGGTACAGTCGCCTACTATAATACTGGTATATCTGTCGTTATTCATAGGTATATACTATTATGCTAGCCTCGTCATATTGTGAATATATTGGCAACTTAAGTGTACATTTGTAACATAACTTGTCATTATATATACAGCCCTAGCCTTCATCAGTCAAGTCCACAATCTCACAACTATTACCAGTACAAGCCATAGTCTTAGATCCCTTGGTCTGGTCTGACAGTTCATACTCAGTAATCAAACTCCAGTCAATTTCCTTTGGCATACTCTTTATTGCCTTACGATACTGGTCTGCACTAATGTCTTCATAAGGTGCCTGTGCATAGGTATGTTCACTGAAAGGTAGGAAACTGACACCACTCACCTTGTCAAAGTTCTCATAGACCCAAGCACCTACTTTCATCCACTCATGTTCCTTGACGCTAACTGTGACACTAGGCTTATGCTCAGTGTAGTAGGTCTGGTAGGTTAGCCACAAATCTAGTTGCTCGATGGCTGTCAATGAGTCACGATACAATGCTCCCTTTGGTGCTTTCATCGGGAAAGTAAAGACCTTAACGCTGTCAGGCTTTGTCTGGTCTGGTTCACTAGGAATGCCTTGATCCTCCATAAGTTGCGCCAAGGGGTCTTTAGCATCTGCACGAACTCTACGAAAATAATAAGGATTGTGCCGAGCATGAATCCCACTAGCACTATCGACAAGTTGACTAACAGTGCCACTGGGTTTAATAGCAGTAGTAGCAGTTGCTTGATTGATTCCAAGTTTCTTACTCCATGTCTTGTTTGTATCTACACTAATCTTCCGTAACTCTCTCAAGAATTCTGAGAGTACCATTCCAGTGTCCATAGTACCACTTGTTTTGTAACGCTTCACGGAACCATTCATGAAGCTGTGATCCATGATACCTGTAAGTGAGACACCAAGTAGTGCCTCTTCCGCAGTATTGTCCACCCATTTCTTACGCAGTCCCTTGATGTTGGTGAGTGATGCTTGGAAAGTCCCAAGGATTGTAGCTAGTCTTACCTTCTCACGAATATCATCCAAGGTATCTTCTGCTCTGATGACGACTTCGGATAGGTTACAGAACTGTCCATCACGCAGAATGATCTCACTGCAAGGGTTACACCCAAACTCATGACTAGCGTCACGGCGACCCAGACTTTCCACTTGCTTCTTGGCTGCCTCCCGATTGAAGATTCCTCGCTCACCACTCTTTGACTCATACAATGAACTCCATTCCTGCATGAAGATACCAGTGTCAGGCTTCTCTGTGTAGCATACACTGTTGTTAGCCAATGCCATCTCAGGTGTCTCTACCCACCATTGGCCTGACTTGGCGTGTCTCATGCGGTCATCACTAAGGTTACTGAGACTAATAAGGGCAGACCGCCTAACGCCGCCAACGACAACAATCTCAGCAATCTTACACATGATCCGGTGTGCTTGGTAGCTGTTGAGTTTACTACCCATAGCTTCCTTAAAGACGCTAACAGTAAAGGTAAATAGATCGATAAGAGGCTCAGGCCCACTAGCACGTCCACCGAAAGTATTAAGTCTAGCACCTTTCTCCCTCACTTTACTCATGTCCCACCGTGGAACATCTCCAGCATACAAAGCGCCTACCAGCTTACGATACGCTTTCTGCCAACCCTCTTTGCTATCAGTGACTACAATTGTGGCATCTACTTCCTCCAGTTCACTGGGGATCTCTGGAAGTTTACTGATAAACTGACGCTCAACACTGAAACCTACACCAGTGCCATGCATCAAGATGTAGAGTGCTTCGTCAAATGCCTTGGGATGATCGACACTCAGGTATGCGCAGTTATACCCTGCAATGTTATTACCTTCAAGTGCTGGGCCTGCTGTCATCAAGGCTCTCATACTAGGCATGGTCTTCAACTTAAGGACAGCATCCTCTAGTTCTTCTCTAGTCTTCTTATCTAGTTTGTACTTTGTATTTTCTGCAAGATGCTCAGTGAAGAAATCAAAGTAACGAGCTACTGTCTCAGTCCAAGTCTCTCTACGTTTCTTCTCAGGGAGCCAACGTGCATAGCGGCTCAGTGCAATAAAGTTTTGGTAATCAGTGGGTAGGGTTGTTGTCATTCCTTAACTCCAAATGTATTCTACAATCTTCTCTAGTTTCTTTAGCATCTTAGAGACTTCATAAGCATTACTTAAGTCAGTGCTCCAATCATCCAACATTACATTATAATGAATCTCTCCATTGACTGTGTGGATAAAGAGACTAACACTAAGTCTTGACTTGGCATCAAGCTCATTAGTCTTCTCCAGTAATTCTTCTATAGTCTTTGCCATGTTTCTCTTTCCTAGTGTACTTTTTGTGGTCAGGTACTATCCTTTGTCTGAACATGGGATCTTCTCTAGTCAGTCGGTGCTGAGAATTCCTCTTGTTCTTCCTCACAGAATTCCTGCATTTCATTTAAGTGCTCCAATAATTTATCTTCAAATCTTTCTATCAGTTCTTCTTCATCAATGTCTAGTATATCACAGAGCAAACAAACGTCACAGTACAGGGCTAACTTCTCTTTAAGTTCTTCAAGTAGCATTGCCATATTCATTCACCAGTTTATTAATATACCATTGTGCTTTCTTTAGGTCTTCAAGACCATTCTTATGTTTGTATCTACTTACATATTTTACCACATTACCCTCCATGTAGTCAAGCTTTTGATCCAAGATAAAGTCAATTACTTCGATGTTGCCTTGAGTGTAATGAGAGGGGTGGTTGACTACATCATTATAGGGAATGTCAGCAGGTTCAAACATATCTAGTCCATCACAGTTACTACATCTACGAGGATCTTTGTTGTTGTAATAGGTACAGTCTTCACAATCACAATCCTCTTTGTTCGATGAGTCCATTAATGATCTCCTTTGTTTCTTCTGTGGGCTTATAGAACTTATCACAGTGTCCGTTCAAACACTTCTCATCTGTCAAATACCAAGACTCAAACAAGATAAAGAAGTTCTCAAGATAGTAGAGTAGTCCTTTGGTTCTACAATTGTAGATGATGTGCCATTCATATCTATTAGGGTCTTTACTTACCAGCTTCTTAAACTCTTTGTTCCTACTAGATGTGATGTAGTCTTCCCAATCACTCTCCTTGTAGTTCTCATTGAAGTGTTGAGAATCTAAGGAGGTGTTAGGAGTCTTATGTTTCCTAGTAGCTTTAGGTCTTAAAGACCAGTATTGTTTCTTTCCTAAGTAGTAATTACCTGTCTCTGGATCAACTACCTTGTAGACAAAACCAAAGTTCTTCATCGGGTCAGGCTTAAGACCAATCCATTTACTTATTTTCTTCTTGCCTCTCTTCCCTTTGTTCATGTAATTATAACCAGCAATACCTCTCTTTGGATACCTGATGCTCTTCTTAATGCACCTGTTTCTGCTGCTTACCTTGTTCATCAACTAAGACTTCCTCAAGCATATCATCAGAGTCCTCACTAAAGAAATCAGTCTCTTTCAAGAAAGGTTCCTTGAGTCCTTTGAGCATCATACCTAGTACTTCTATAAGCTCCTCAGGACTCTCACCAAGGGCATAGGTAGGGTTGATACTAAAGCTATCAATGGTTCCATCGTCGTCATAGAACACCTCCCTGATACTCATTAGTCCTTCCCTATCTACCACCCCTCTGTAGTTCCAATGTGTCATGCTACTTTCTTCTTAATAGCTGTTGCTTTCTGAGTAGCAGCAGCTTTCTTAGTACGTGTCAGTGCTGCTGTCATAGCACCTACCGAAGAAACAAACACACTACCTTGTAGTTCCCACCCATCGTTGAGCATATTAGTAACTGTCTCTTCAAAACGATCTGGCTTTGGTGTGGTAATAACTTTAAATTCAACCATTATTTAAACTCCTTAATCTCATTAACTTTAGGTTCATTCACAACTTTACTCAAGAATCTAGGGCCAGTGCTGTAGTTAAAGACTCGTAACTTAGGGAAGCAATGCTTCTTGAATTGACAATAACTACAACCAATTGCCAGCTTCATGTTCCCAGACTTACCATCAGGTACAGGAGGGTAACAGATCTCAGGTGGTTGGTCTTCATTAACCATCTCTTTGATATGTGCAATCCTGTCACTGATGTCTTCTTTTAGCCACTCATACACTGGTGCCTGTTCATCATCAAGATCATACTTCAAGAAAGTAAGGTGGCCATTCTGTTTATCCATCGCCAACCAACCAATCTCTCTAGTATTCTCTGCTTTAGCATAACCCTTTAGCTGATCGATGTAACCAAAGGGATCATCCATTGCTAGACTACCATCCTTGAACTTCTTGAATCCATAACTGGAAGCTGACTTTACATCAGTCAAGACTCCATCAATCTTACAGTCCATAGATCCTTGGATACCGTCTACCTCTGCTTTCTTCTGTTCATCTGTTACTGTGTGACCAGACATACGAACCAAGAACAACAACATCTCTTCAATAATATGACCATACAAAAACTTAATCAAGGTGTGTGGTTGAATCTTCTCACCTCTATAACCTTTGAAGTGATGCCAGAGATAACGATCAGTCTTACCAATGTTACTCATGCGTAGCTTACGAGCATCAAAGGAATGAGGAAGGAACTCATGTTTCATGATAGCCTTCATAGCTTCACCAAACTTCTCAATCTCTCCTTCTACGTCTACATCTACTGGTGCTCTCTTAGATTTCACAAGGGCATAGATGTCATCTACTAATGTGCTAGTGTGTTTCACTCCAGTTATCTCCTACTTTGTATTCACCATCAAGAGGGCAGTTCATGTTTAAGTTTATTCCAGCAGCTTTGATTGCTTCAACAGCCAACCATCCAAACTTATCTACCTGATCTTCCCTAACCTCAGCCTGAAACTCGTCGTGAATATTGCCTACGAATTTATAGTCTATATTATTAATTGTAGCATACTCATCCAAGATTGTCAAGGCTTCCTTCATAACTACTGCACCTGCTCCTTGGAACAAAGCATTGAGTGCCTTGTGTGGACTCAAGACTTTGATTTGCCTTCCATCGAGTCCCTTAAGATAACCCTTTCTACTAGCTCTGTCAACTCGTGCTCGTAGATTTTTAAGTGCTGGCGTATTACTAAGGAAGCGTTCTTTAAGTTTTCCACCAGTGCTTTTATTTCCGCCAGCGATAGATCCGATCTTCGCGTCTCCTGCTCCATAGAGAAAAGCGTAGATAAAAGTTTTTGCTTGATCTCTTGATTCCAATCCCGCAGCTCGTTGATTTGCTGAGTGTATATCTCCGTTGAGAACTTCATGTGTATACTCCTCGTCATTCATATAGTGAGCAAGCATTCTAAGTTCAAGCCCTGCTGCATCACACCCCACTAACTTATAACCTTTAGGTACAGTCCAACAACTTCTACAGTCCTCACCATAAGGAGAGTATGACGCTGGCACTTGTGCTACATTAGGACTAGAGTGCGTCATTCGCCCTGTAACAGCACCAATAGGATTCACATACCCATGTACCCTACCATCATCTTTAACAGCCTCCAGCCACGATTGAACCTGTGCTATGCGTTTACTTACCAACAGGTACTCAGCAATTAAAGAAGCTTCAGGTATTCCTTTGACATTCTCAAGTACCTTCTCGTCTACAATTGGACTACCTTTCTCTGTGAATTTCTTAGGTTTCCAACCAAAGTATTGTAGATGTCTAGCAATCTGTTGTCTACTACCTAAGTTAAAAACAGGCCAATCAACACGACATAAACTACCACCAACAGTAGTCCAACCATCCCCAAGAAACTTAAGGCCCACAACAGAGAGTGTTCCATCTTTCTTAATCTTGGGTACAATTTCCTTACCCTCTTTGGCAAGAGGTACAAAAGTTTTGTGTACATTTTCTTCAAGTTCAAGTTTCTTCTCCTTAAGTTTAGCTAGCAATAGGTAGGCTTTCTCTTGATCCAAAAGCCATCCATTGTTTATTTGCTTACTGATGATTCCTTGTACTTTATGCTCAAGTTCAATAGCTTTATTTCCAAACGCACTAACTTCCTTTGAAACTCTTGAGTATACTTGTGAAGTAACTTCAACATCTTGTTTGCAATACTCAACCATTTCAGGCGTAAGTTTAGACCAATCATTATAGTCTCCCTTGTAATCTCCTAGTCTGATACCCCACTCTTTAAGGCTATGTCCTCCCTCTCTTTGAGGATCTGCTAGTCTACTAAGGACTAGGGTATCTGTTAGTTTGTAGGGTGAGAAGTCTATACCTAAGAGGTTCTCAAGTACAGGAATATCAAACCCAATAATGTTATGACCAATGATCTCAGTTACAGTTGATCGTTGTAGGTAATCATGAAAAAGAGCGACACCATCACCAGTAAAATCAAGAATACTTCCATCGTTATCAATCTCCTTTACTACTATCACCCAGATCTGAGTAGCTTTCAGTCCGTCTGTCTCTATATCCAATATGATTCTGTTCATAGTAATGCCTTGCTCTGTGGCAGGTAGGGCATAAGAGAACACAATGCTCCACTACCTCATCCCTTACCTTCTCCCATTTCCATTCATACACCTTATTCAATTTAGGTCTACCACTAATCTCTCTAGGTATCTTGTGGTGGAACTCAAGTACCTCCCATATATCATCCCACCCACAGTCACAACACTTGTCACCAAAGAGAGCCTTTGCTGCATTTTTATGTAGATGTTTACGCTTCATCCTTGCATTAGAATTCCTCATCAGGATCAGTCCTAGTCTCAGGGTTATCAGTCTCAACCATACGACCAGTAGTGCTATCATAATACAGGTAACAAGCTGGCCCTGTCAACCCACTAAAGCGATTCTTTAGTACCCTTACAGTAGTAGTGTTTCTAATCTCCTCATCGTCATGCTGTTGGTTACGTTCAAGTCCAATCACCATGTCACTGAGCTGTGCAATACTGGCACTACCTCTAAGTTCTGCCAAAGAAATCTGACCACCATCTTCATGTGCTTTGCCTTGAGGTCTACGCAAGTGTGACACCAAGAACAAACCTACTCCTGTCTCCTGTACCAGTTGTCGTAGCTTAGTCATGATACTATCAATAGCCTTACGTTCATCAGCTACCTCTTGGTCACTCACTACAATACTTAGATGATCCAAGATGATCCACTTACAGTCCATACCTTTAGCCAAGTAACGTACCCGTGAGAGTAAGTTATCTTCTGATGTACTACCAAAGTGGTCATAGAAGTAGTAGCGTCCAAGCCCCATTGTAGCTTCCCAATACTTCTTCTTATCCTCTAAGGATACCACAGTGTCAGGAAGATGTAAAGGTTTATTAGCCTCAATACTCATAACACCAAGGGCGCTGCGCTTCACACTCTCCTCTAATGCAAGTACCCCAATGTTATCATTAGTTCTCTTAAGCAAATGATACTCAAGTTCTCTAATGATCTGAGACTTACCCATACCACTACCACTTGTGATTGTAACTAACTCACCTTCTCTAAATCCATAGGTTAAAGTATTCATACAGTCCCAAGGGTAGGGAATACTAGGTACTTCTTTATCCTCAATGATCTCCTGCCATGTGTCAAGACCACTAACAATACCATCAGGTCGATAAACCTTAGAGTCCCACCAAGCCTTGACAAACTCCTGTACTCTACCTTCCTTCAACATCTCCCCTGCATCTTTCAAAGGTAGCTTACATACCTTAACTTTATTAGGGGAGAACAAATCGAGAACACTATTGGTAGCTTTCTTACCTACATCGTCGTTATCAAAGCAGACAACTACGCTATCAAATGTCTCTAAGAATTCTAAGGAGTTCTTAATATCTTTAGCTGCACTGTTAGCTCCATTCCTAATGGAAACCACAGGCCATTTGTTGTCAAACATCTCACTTACTGCAAGGGCATCGGCTTCACCTTCTGTAATTGTGATAGCTTTACCACCTTGAGTAAACAAATGTTCACCAAAGAGTCCTACGTTATCTCCTGTTCCTGTATAGTAGAACTTCTTACCTTCTACTTCTCTTACCTTAGCACCTACAGTTTCCCTAGTGTCTCTGTCAGCATAAGGGTAATGATGCTTAGAAATACTACCATTGCTATTGTATTCAAGAGTTACTCCAAACTTTTCACAAGTTGTCTGACTAATCCTGCGATCAGTGATAGCACCATGTACTCCATTCATTTCCATTTCTCTCTTCTTACTTTTAATTTCAATTACAGTACCATCACCATGCTCATAGTAGTTACAATCTGGGGAGAAGCAAACAGCATGACCGTCACTATACCTCCCCAGATTATCTTTACTTCCACATGACGGACACTTCTCATGTCTAACAAATGTGGAATCATTCACTACTAGAAGTCCTCGTCCAGTTCCATACCAGCCTTAGCTTCAATGACTCGAACAGCATTGAGGTAGGTAGCAGTACCGTGTACAGGGTGTGACATACCTTCCTTCCATGCTACCTTGATCTTGGAGCCTCGACCTACACTACCATCAAATGGTTCATCGTTGACATCAACAATATTGATAGGGAACTTAGAACTAAACTTACGTTGCTGCTTACCCTCATAGGTACGAAGCTTGACTCCTGCATCTGCTAGTTTCTTAGCTTCCTCGTCGTCCACAGTTACAGTTACAGTGTACTTACCTGTATCCTGACCATTGTAGATCTCATGCTGACGAAGATTCTCAAATGCTACTTCACCTGTTGTTACTGACATATATCATTTCTCCTATTATTAAATTTACTTTAGACTACTTAAGTATACTTAAGAATACTTTAAGGTATTACTATATAGTTACTCTTAAAATGTTCCTTTGTATACTATATATTATACCATAGTGATGATTGTTGTCAACCAATATTTTCATCAAAAGGTATAAATTCTTCACTCTCATAGTAGAGATCAACGTCACTGCCCCATTCACTAATAGCTGCATTAGATTCTTTATGACAATTACCACACAGATCTAAGTAATCTCCTGTGGTTGGGTCAACTTTCTTAATCTCAAATTCATTCAACAATTTGTCGCAGGCTTTACATCTCATCCTCAGTACCCTCCAGTTCTAAGATTCTATTAGACAACAGCTTAATATGTTTGTCAACCAAAGGGTGAACTCCATCCACTCCTTCAACCCCTTCTGTATACCCAGCTATGTAGGTCATAACGTTAATTATACCTAATGCTTCTTTCTTTTTCATCGCAATATAATCACTCATCTTTCTCTTCCTTTGTATTACAATCATTTATAAAAAGATCATACTCTTTAATAGATAGAAGTTCACTATGTACCCATTTAGTAGTATCTACATAAACAAGTTCTTTCTTTACTTCCTCTTCCTTCCTTTCCTCAGTCTTCCAAAACTCAGGCCATAGTCTCTTCTTATACCTATGTGTATACGTTACCTCTGTCAACTCTTGTTTAGGTTTACCTTCTATTTCTAAATATAGATCAGACTTCCCATTACTCTGTCTAATAATCTTCCACTTACCTGTCAAATGAACTTGAGTGTGATGGGAAGATCCATACAAGTAACTTTCTTTTAATACCTCTACCTTTTTCATACCTCTCAGACTCCCTCAATGGCTCTCTCAGTAGACTTCTCTATGTACCCTATACCCTAGCCTACCTATAGAACACATTATCATACCTGTCTAGTAGCATAGACTCTGGCAAGTTATAGTAATGTTCCTTTAAGTGAGTCACTGCTGTATCTCTAATAGCTTTAAGTGTCATATTCTCTACCTCAAACTCAGCAATCTCGAATGCCATTTGTTCTGGTGACAAGTCATTCATAAAACCTATGTCTGGATCAGGCAAACCAATGTCGATCATTGATTGTTTTAATTTACCCATTGTCAATCTCCTTTTTAAAAACATTAGGACATTCTACCATTAGCTTTTCTTGAATGTCAAGTGCTACTTCTCTAATTTCTTGTTGTGCTGCTTTTGTACTCCTAAGTTTAATGAAGTCTTTCCATGCTTGCAAGTTACCTGTGACAATAAGTTCTGTAGTGGTAGCATTAGGGAGTACAGCTCTTGAGTCCTCCTTCTTCATTCCTAATTCAATCAATCTATTGTATGCTATAGAAGCATCTTCCATCGCAGTTCTAAAGGTAATCATCTCATCGACGTTATTAAAGACTGGTTCTACATACTCAAAACCTCCCTCACTACAGTACCGTTGACTACGCTGTAGAAAAACTAGGTGCTTACTACGTACAAATTGGTGGGAGCAAGCCCTACTAATACCGCTCACCTTAAAGGTAGCATGAGCGAACCTAAGTGTAGCAAGGTGCTTGACTTTCATTAAGTGTTTGATTCTCCTATTGTTAGCCTCTTCTGATGTATCACTATCGTAACATATAGCTGCATAAGAAGCAATCTTTTGTTCTGCGTTTGGTGTAATGTCAAGTAGTTCTATGGTTGCTTTAGTCATCACTCTTCCCTCAACTCATCAGCCACCCTAGCTTTATGCTCAGCTAACTGTTTAATCATTGTGTGTAAATGTGCCCCCTTAGTAGGGCCAATCACCTTTGCCAGTTCTCGTTCAATACAGTTAGCACAGACACCCCAACCTCTGGCTGGGTGTTCTTTACATCGACCACAGGTAGAGAAGGTACTCACGCTGTCTGGGTATTGATAATGGAGATCACGTAGTAAGCTGTAGTATTTATCGACTTTTGATCTAGGCATCACTCTTCTCCTGTAGGTGCTGGTGGTTTCAGTAACGCATCCGCAATAGCGTCCACAAAGGCAGCTAGATTCTTCTCAGGGATCGCCTTGAAGTGTCTCTCTCCACTGCTTTCTGGTGTTCGGTATTTGGTGTATACATCTCGCAGAAAGGGGTTGGCTATTTCACGCAGTTGGGTTTTAGTCATAACTCTACCTCAATGCAAGTCCAGCCCATCAGCATGGGCGCGGCGTTGTTGGTAATGTGATCTTCTTTTCATTTGTAATACTCCAATTCATTAAGCCAATCATCAGCCTCTCTGATAATCATATTAGTATATTGTGTCTTCTTGATCTCGTGCCTAAGGATATTAACCTTATAATCTTCTAGCACATCAGTCAATAGTTCAAGTGTAACCCTTAGGTCAGTCTTGTGTTGGTATGGCATAGTATTTTAATCCTAGTTGTTAAAGCGTAAGCTATTCAAAGTCAATGATAAGACCATTCGCTCTGATCTGTTTGATACCAGACTTGATTAAGGTACGGTATTCTTTACGCTGGAAGTCATAGATAGTAATATGTTTAGCATTCTTTACATCACCACCTGTGCTGACAGCATCAAGATTCTTGAGGTGTTTCTTGACACCTGTGCGACCATGGAATTCCGTCCACTCACCATTCATTTTCTTATAAGTAATCCCTACAATAGTATTCTCTGCTCTCTCAATTGCCTCAATTGTTGGCATAGGGTTGCGACCATAAACTGAGTTAGTGTTTTCTGTTACATTATACATTTCATTTCTCCTAATTTACATTTACATTTTCATTTAAAGTACATCTATCTTACTACATTACTACACATTATCAAGTCTTTTATTCTACAATTCTCCCCCATTCTTCTGGCGTGATTCCTGTCATTATAAACTCTCGTTCGTCTGGTGTCAACATTGGGAATACATTTTGTATCAGCTCCCCATTATGCCACTCATAGAGTTTATCTTCAAACTCTTGTTTGTCCATGTCGAATG